TGTTGGATGAGTACTGATTTTTGTTATCGAAGTGTAAACCAATAAAACCACTCCGGTCTATGCGAAAACACTACAGAGCAACATCAACCGTCACTATGGATTCAAATGCAGTGTCCCAAAGCGCTCGCGGCAATCTCGGAGCAAGCGCTAAGGTGTTATCTCTCCCCCGTGTTCCCTTGCGGTTAATGCGCTGGAATCCAAGAATTCCATCCACAACGGAAACGTAACAATCTACTAGTTCAGGCTCCCAAATCCCGTAAACGGAATGGAGAAACGACCCTAGCATTTCGGGTTCGATTGTCTTTGCTTCTATAGTCATAGTGCGTAGTTCTTCTGCAGTATATTTGTACGCCATGGCCTGATTCCTCATATCCATGTAAGGCGTTGGCGACATTGTTTCGGCTGCTGACAAGAGGAGTGTCCGTAAAGAGGCAATGTGGCGATGCTCATAAGCGGCTGATAGTAACTTGCCGCTCATGTAATCCTCATCACTAACCGATTTGTTATAATTCGTGCGAATCGGTAGTTTGCTCACCACACGGCCAAAGGATGGAACGGGGAATGTTCGATTGACACTAGGCACAAACCTCTTGCGTAGGAACGTCGCTTGCTCGCGTTTCTCCACAACTTTGACCTCACTGGTCATGCCTATGCTCTTGCTCACAGTATCAAAGCCATCTGATACCCTACTTCGATCTTGCACTGTGTAGCTCATATTGTCATCCCCGTATACGAAAATGGTGCTTTCGGTTATCCCAGCCTGCTTCTGAGCCGCAAGTGAAAGGCATGAATTAACATATCCGTTGCCAGTAGTGGTAGTTACCTCCCCTGACCACCTTTGCCCTTTCACTTGCCCCTTCAACCCATACCTTGTGAATACCCTCACAGATGTGTTGGAAGCAAACTCCCGAACGAACCATTTCGGCGCGCCTAGTTTGTAATAAAACATAGACTCCCATTTACGAACACCGGCGGGCTGCGATCCATCGTTGTTCTTGAAATCGTTCTCATAGGCTTCACCAGGGGTATGGTGCACTAGCTCTGCTATCTCGTCAGCAGTCATTCCCACGCAATACAAGACTTGATTCCCTTTGTTCCTGGGATTCTTGCGTGACAACTCTTCTGCAATGCGCCGAGACAAATAATACACAACGGCACCCATTACAAGATTGTACATGTCACCGCCTTGATAGACGATGCGTGGCTGGGCGCCATCATATTTGAGTAAAGCCTCCGATTTGGCAAACACAACTTTGTCCGTATATCCAGGTAAAGTGAAGTCTTGCGAG